TCCCGAAGAAGCAGAGACATGACATCACTGCATCCAAGTATTACGGTGTTGCTGTGACCAATGCTTCCAAGGTTGTTGTTGCGAAGTTCAAGGCAACCCCTAGAGCATAAGCACATCTGAAAGGTGGTGAATCTGATGATCCTTTCTGTGGATGAATTGATGATCCTTCCTGAATTCAAGAATCAGGATGAAGCAATCCTGCAGAAGAAGTTGGATGCTTTGGAAATTCTTGTCAGGAAGTACACAAACAACAACTTCCAAAACAGGAACATCAGATTCCTTGCTTCTTCTGAAGGAAAAATCCTGAATGGTGTTTCCCCTTTCCTGAAGATTGGGGACACCATTCAGATTTCTGAATCAAAAGTGAATGATGGTCTTTACGTGATTACTGCTATCACTGAAGGAACAGTCGAGGTGGACAGGGAAATGTTCGCTGTTTGCAGAAACTTGGTGACCAAGGTTGAATATCCTGTCGATATTCAGATGGGAATCATCAACCTGATGAAGTGGGAAATCACGAACAGGGGTAAGGTCGGAATTAAATCCGAAACCCTTTCAAGACATTCCGTCACATATTTTGATATGGATTCAAGTAATCAGGTGATGGGTTATCCTGTAACCCTTCTTGGTTTCCTTGAACCGTACAAGAAAGCAAGATTCTGATGATTGGTGGTAATGCCACAGCAACCATTCAGGTCAAGTCTACAGAAAAGAACCTGATTGGTGAAAGTGAAAAGACTTGGGTTGATGCACAGAAGTTGACAGGATGGTTGGATTTATCAAGTGGTGATTCTTCCACAACTTACAATGCAAAGATTCAGGAATCCACACACATCTTCATGTGTGATTATTCTGATCTGACTGGAATCACAGCGGATAATTCAAGAATGGTGATTGGTGGCAGTGTCTATGAAGTCAAACTGATTGATAATCCAATGGGAATGAACCAACATTTGGAAATCTATCTGAAGTATATTGGGGGTGGTTTGGGTGTCAAATAATGTTCAGTTCTATGATTATTCGGTTCAGGTGAAGACCACACTGACAGACAAAGCAATCACATTCTTGCATGAAATTGGTGGTGAAATCAGATCACTAGCACAGAGAAATTCCAGAAGGGACACTTCACAGACTGCAGGTTCTTATGGGTTCAAGGTTGACGAAGGGAACCTTGCTGTCCACATTGGGTCTGATTACTGGAATGCAATCTATGAAGAATTCGGAACAGGTGAACATGCTATCCATGGTGATGGAAGAAAAGGGTATTGGGTTTACGTCAAGACAGGTGGGAAAGCTACTGCACCCAAGGGTGGCAAGACCTACACACTGCAGGAAGCAAAGAAGATTGTTGCTATCATGCGGAAAAAGGGTCTGAATGCGTACTACACCAAAGGAAAGACGGCAAACCGACCTTTATACAGAGCATTCACAGCAACTGAACCGAAGATTCAGAAAGTTGCACAGAATATTTTCGGGGGAATCTAAATGACAATTGAAGGACTTGGATATTTAAATTCCATGTTTGAATCATTGGGGATTCCCTATGAATTCATTCAATGGAAATCACCAAATGTTCCTGACACATATTGGGTTGGGGACTATGTTGAAGTTGAATCCCTGAATGAAGACGGATTGGAAGAATCTGACTTCATGTTGATTGGTACAACAAATCAGAATTTCGTGGTTCTTGAAAGAGTAAAAGAAGCAATCAAACAGCATCTTGGAAACGAAGGATTGACAGCAATTCTTGACAGTGGGTCGGGGATTGCTGTTTTGTATGTTGGTTCACAGCAACTTCCTTCTGTTGAAGATGGTGTATACAGGTTACAGATCACTATCAGAACCAAAGAATGGAGAGTATAAAACATGAGTAAAGCAGGAAAGACAGGTGTGACAACCAACACACCTAAAAACATAATGTTCGGTGCAGGTACGATTCACAAAAACCTTGCTTTCACAGCAGGAACTGGTGGAAGTGCAGGGTCTTGGAACTTCAATGAATCCATCATTGGTGCAACCAGTGGTGGTTCCAAACTCAGCATTGTTCCTGAATTCACTGATATTGAAGCGGATGGTGCAATGGTTGCTGTCAAGGGTCTGAAGGTCAAGACAGGTGAAACAGCAACCATGGAAATCAATTTCTTGGAACTGACCAAGGAAATCATCAAGTCTGCCGTCATCGGTAAGGATGGTGATTCTGAAGATACCAATTATGATCTGATCGAATCGAAACCTGATATTGAAACAGGTGACTATCTGACCAATATTGCATTTGTCGGAAAGACCCTGACAGGAAAACACATCATTGTCATCATGGACAATGCACTGTGTACAAGTGGTTTCGAATCCGAAGGAAAGAACAAGGAAGCAGGTGTTGGAACCTACACCTTCACCTGTCATGCAGAACTGTCTTCTGACCTTGATACCCTTCCTTATCACATCTATTACCCTGTCTTAGAGTAAGAAAGGATGATGAACAATGGCGAAAGTCAAAGTGTTGAAAACCTTCATTGACATCCACACAGGGAAGAAACACCCTGTTGGGGAAGTCTTTGAAGCGGATGAAGCAAGGATTGCTGAAATCAAGAAGGTTGATGAAGGTCTGATTCAGGTGATGAAGACCAGAAGAAAGAAGGAAGTTGGTGAAGCTGATGGACGAACAGAAGAAGTTTGAGTTAAGGGGATTGAAGTCTTGTGACATGTTCCCCATGTTTGGAATCCTGTCCAAGATTGGATTCAAAGACCTGAAGAATTCCCTGACACCTGAAAGCATTCAGGACATGATGGATGCTTTCAAGGAATCCGAAGGTGATGGTAAAGACAAGGACAAAGATTCCAATGGAGCAAAGACGACCTTTGTTGGATTCTCCATTGTGATGGATGTTGTTGAAATCATCATGAAGAACCTTCCCCGATGCGAAAAGGAAATTTATTCCTTCCTTGCGAATCTGTCAGGAATGACGGTGGAAGAAATTGCAGACCTTGACATGGTGACCTTCACTGAAATGATTATTGCTGTTGTTCAGAAGGATGAATTCAAGGATTTTTTCAAGGTTGTTTCAAGATTGTTCAACTAAATAATGATCTGATTTTTATGGACTTGCTATTCAAGGAATATGCAAGTCCTTTTGTTTTGTTGGATTCTGTTATTTCTGCAGGTCGGTTCTGCAGTTTCCTTGAAACCTTTGAAGCACAAAGGGAAGAAAGACAGATGTGGGAATTCTACATCAACAAACTTCCACCATGGGATGACAGATCATTTGACCAGTTTAAATCTGATCTGAACCATGGGAACACAAGGAAGATTGAAAGACCTTCAGATGAACAACTTGAAACTACAGTCAGAAATTCTTTCACTATGTTGAATAAGTTCAAAATAAAACAGGAAGGGGGTGAGTTAGGATGACACTGTTTGAATTAGTTGGAAGCATTTTCATCAAGAATACTGATGCAAATGAGGAGATTGACGGCACAACCAAAAAAGCAAAAGACATGGCTACTGTGGTTGGTTCCGCAATGCAGACTGCAGGTGATAAGATCACTAAAGTCGGAAAAGCACTTGCACCTGTTTCTGCTGTGGTTGGTGGTGCTTTGGGTGCATCTGTCAAGGGTGCATCAGACTTCAGTGATGGAATGTCCAAGATGTCAACCTTGTTTGACACCACACAAACATCTGTCACTGACCTGTCCAAGGAATTCCTTTCCCTTTCCAATAAAACAGGACTATCTGCAACAGAACTTGCTGAAGCAGGTTATCAGGCACTTTCTGCAGGTCAGTCTGTAGAAGATGTTGCAGGATTTGTGGAGACTGCAGGAAACCTTGCAAAAGCAGGTTTCACCACAACCACAACTGCAGTTGATGTTCTGACAACTGCTATAAACGCTTATGGTGATGAAGCAGGAACTGCTGATGAAATATCGAACAAGTTGGTCAGGACACAGAACCTTGGTAAAACAACTGTTGATGAACTTGCTTCTTCCATGGGTAAAATCATTCCCACAGCTTCATCCATGGGGGTCAATATCGACAACCTGACATCAGGTTATGTTTCCTTGACAAAACAAGGTATTGCCACAGCCGAAGCAACAACATACATGAATGGTATGCTGAACGAACTTGGTGATTCGGGAACCACCCTTGGTGGAATCATCAAAGAGAAAACAGGAATGTCTTTCCAAGAATGTATGGATTCAGGAATGTCCCTTGCAGACGTTCTTCAGATAACCAAAGATTATGCAGATGAAAATGGCATTGCATACAATGAACTTTGGGGATCAATGGAAGCAGGAAAAGCAGGTCTTGCAATCCTGAATGGTGGTGTTGATGAATTTAACAGCACTGTTGAAACCATGGCATCCAAAACAGATGATGTTGGTGATGCTTTGGATAAACTGGACACACCATCGGTCAAAGCAAAGAAAGCAATCAATCAGGTCAAGAACAGCGGAATTGAACTTGGAACATCCCTGTTGTCCGCATTACTGCCAACAATTGAAAAGGTTGCAGGTGGTGTGGAGAAAGTGACCACTTGGTTTTCTGGTCTGGATGACAGAACGAAAACCATAATTGGAACAGTAATGGCATTGATTGCAGGTCTTTCCCCTGCTCTGATGGTTGGTGGTAAGGTTGTCAAAGGTGTAGGAACCTTCATCAAGATAATTCCCAAAGTTAAAGCAGGATTATCCATGCTAAGTGGTGGATTCAAAGCACTATGGGGAATCCTATCAGCTAACCCAATCATATTGATTATCGGTGTCATTGCAGGGTTGGTTGCAGGGTTCATCTATCTTTGGAACACATCCGAAGAATTCAGGAACTTTTGGATCAATCTGTGGAACAATGTGAAGGAAATTGTTTCTTCTGTTGTCACTGCAGTGGTCACATTCTTCACTGATCTATGGAATCAGGTGGTCAGCATATTCAACAGCATTGCAGAAACTGTCAGTGCTGTGTGGGAAACCATCAAGAATGCTGTTCAGCTTGGAATCATGATGATTGCAGAAATCATCAACATTGGTGTCACCCTGATAACACTTCCCTTCCAATTCATTTGGGAAAACTGCAAGGGAATCATCATCACAGCATGGGAAGCAATCAAGACTGTTGTTTCTACTGGAATCAATGCAGTCAGAACTGTGATTACTACGATTCTGAATGCAATCAGGAATGTATTCAGCACAGTTTGGAATGGTATCAAGAACCTTCTGACACCAATCCTGACTGCAATCAGAACGACCATCAGCAGTGTTTGGAATGGTATTAAGTCTGTTATCACAACAGTTCTGACTGCAATCAGAACAGTCATCACCACAGTGTGGAATGGAATTCGAACCACAGTGACTTCGGTGATGAATGCTATCAGGTCAGTCATCAGTTCCGTTTGGAATGGTGCAAAATCCATTGTTTCTTCTGCAATCAATGGTATTAGAACCACAATCAGTTCGGGGTTGAATGGTGCAAAGTCTATAGTGACTTCGGTGTTGAATGCGATTAAATCAAAGTTCAGTTCCATTATGAACAGCGCAAAATCCATTGTTTCTTCTGGAATTGAAGCAATCAAATCCAAGTTCAACTTCAGTTGGTCACTTCCACACCTTTCGCTTCCACACTTTTCAGTCAGTGGAAGTTTCAGTCTGAATCCACCTTCTGTCCCACATTTCGGTGTTGATTGGTACAAGAAAGCAATGGACAATCCTTTCATGTTCACCAAACCGACAATATTTGGGGTTAATCCTTTGACAGGAACAGCGAAGGGTGCAGGTGAAGCAGGTG